GAGCTATTGGAGTATGGGCTGGACAAGATAACAATATTGCAACTTGGGATGGTGAACAATGGTTATTTTATACACCAAGTGCTAGTGATTCAACTACAGTTCTTACTGGTCCAAATGCTGGATATGTATATACTTTTGATGGAGCAGTTTGGAATATTACCATAACAACATCTCCAGGAGCAACACCTTTTTATATTGCAGGCTCTGCAGTAGATGCTGGTGGTAACAAAACTTCACAAATTGCTAGAGTTTCAGGATTAACTTTAGGTTCAAATTCAGGTGCTTATGGATCATCTCCACTTACTGTAAGAGGTACAGGTTCTTTAGAGAATGTTGTATCTAGATGGGGTATGGGTGCAGGAAATGCAACTACCCTTGGTAACTGGTATAGAATTGCAGGTTTTACTATTAGTAATAATACTAGCAAAAATTATCAAATATTAATTAATATTGGAGGTAGAAATCCTAACACATGGGCCTCTGCAATTTTACATATTAATTTAAGTAAAGTGTCTGGTACGGGACAAGGTATTTGTAGAGTAGTAAACAACTCTGGTCCTGGTTATCTTACATCAATAGATAATAATTTTAGACTTGATGAATCTAATTTTGAATTTAGAAGATATGCAAATGCTGGAGCAGGTACTGTTAATTTCAGACTATACTATAAACCAACTGTACTAAATACTTCTATGTCAGCTACGGTTCTTAATTCAGCTGGTGGTACAACTACTGCAATAGGAATACAATGGTTTAACACATATTTAGGAGCTGTAATTGAAGGTCCTGCTTCAGGAGGTATTACTGCTAATTATGCTACATTTAACTATTCAGGACAAAGAACTAATATATCTGCAATTATAGATCCAACAATTCTTGACGATACAAATTTTCAATATACTATTGGTTCATTATGGTATAACACAGTTACTCAAAATGTATTTCAATGTTTAGATAATACATTAAATGCAGCAGTATGGAAACAAATTACAAATGAAATAGTTTTTATACCTCCTGTTGAACAATCAGAAATTAGAAGAGGTGCACTTGCAATTTCTGGTATTACGAGTACAGGTTCTTTTGGTGGTATTACACCAGTATTAACTGGCTCGGCAGTTGCTATATCATTTGGAGGAACCGTACCATTACCAAAATTAAGATTACTTACAACAACAGGTACTACAAACTCAACTGTTGGTATAAATTATGGTGCATCTGGTATTGTAAATAGATTAGGCAAAGGATTTAGATTTATTGGAAGTTATATCTATTCAGATCAGTCAGCTGGAGGAACTAACTGGTTTGTACCAGGAGCAAGACAATTTATTGGTTTAACAACTGGTTTAGCATTATTACCTATTTCAAGTACTAATACTGTTGAAACAAGACAGAATATTATCGGTATGGGTTCTGATTCAACAGATACAAATCTGCAAATTTTTCATAATGGTACTTCTGCTACAGCAACTAAGATTGATTTGGGTGTCAATTTTCCAGCAAACAAAACTGGTGCAGTTGCAAATGGTGAAGCTTATCAATTGGAATTATACAATGTATTTGGTTCATCTGATGTAAAATATAGAGTACGAAAACTTTCAGATGGAACAGAAGTAACTGGTACTATATCTACTAATCTACCTTCTGGTGCTGTTGACTTAGGACCTCAAGTTGTAAGAACATCTGGTAGTACCTCTCAAAACGTCTCTATTGACGTTATTCAATTAACTGCATATACAAGAGAATAATGAAAAAGTTTACAATAAAATTAACCACTAGTAGAAGAATCTATGATGGAAATTACTATGTAGAATACATACCAGATAATGAGTATGATGATAAAGTAAAAAAATGTGACATTGTTCCGTATGATCAAATTGAAGATTTAGTATATTTGGAACAAGTAAGAGTAGAGCTTTATGATATACTTGAAGATATGTTTGGTAGTGAATTTACTAATAAATATGAATTATAAAAAATGGAAACTTGGGTTTTAACAATTGCAATATTTACAGCAAGTACAATTCTTGCAATAATTGGATTCTTTTTAAGAAGTGCTTATAGTACAATCAATAAACAAATTGAAGTTTTAACTTTGGAAAATCAAAAAAGAATTGAAGATCAAGGAAAGTTAAAAGGTAAGTTTGAATTATTAGAACAAGAGAACAGATTGAAACTCCAACATATTGAAGAAAATACTCAACATGAGATCAGAGTAATGGCAACCAAGATAGGTGATTTATCTGATACTGTGGGAGAGCTTGTAAGGATTCAAATGAACGGATCAACTAGAAGAAGAAACAATAATAATTAAGTTATGTCAATAAAGAAAAGATGGAATGCACCCACTCCAAAGTTTTGGAAGAAAGTGCAACAGATTGCAATAGCAGCAGGAGCAGTAGCAGGTGTTATTATAACAGCTCCTATTACATTACCAGCAGTAGTAGTAACTGCAGCAACTTATGTTGTAACAGCTGGTACAGTAGCAGCAACATTAGCTCAACTTACAGTTGATGATAAAAAAGTTGAAGAAATAGAAACCCCTAAATAAATAAAAATGGCAAAGAAAGAAAAAAAAGTAAAAGACATTGAGGTGGAAGTAAAGACCAAAAAAGTCAAAGCTAAAGTAGTTAAGAAGGACAAAAAACTTAAAGTAGAAGTTGATACTCCTAAAACAGATGTGGTTCTTACTTCAGATGAAGTAGAAAAAAAGTTTAAACTAGATAGTGAAAAACTTGACGTTGAAGTAACTAAAACCGAAGAAGGTACAGAAGTTAAAGTAGATGCTAAATCTTCTGCACTTAAAAAAGTAGGTGAATGGTTAGCTAAATTTTATGTGAAAAAATTTAATAAAAAGTAATATGCAAGTATTAAAGAAAGGAAGTAAGGGTGAATCAGTGAGAACCTTACAAGAATTCTTGAAGATTACAGTAGATGGAGATTTTGGGCCAAAGACAGAGAGTGCTGTAAAATCTTACCAAAAGAAAAATGGACTAGCAGTAGATGGTATAGTTGGTCCTAAAACATGGGCTCATATGGGTATTCTTACAACAGACAATGCTGAGAATATTGAAACATCAAATGCTCTAGAAATTAAAAAACATTACATGCCTGTAGGAACATACTTTCCAGGACCCGTTCCTAAAGATTGGATCTTCCTACATCATACTGCCGGAGGAGCAAATCCTTATCAAGTAGCAGATATGTGGGCTAGAGATAATAGAGGTAATGTTGCTACTGAGTATATATTAGGTGGACAATCAGTTGATGGTAAAAATAAAACCTATGATGGAGAAATGGTACAATGTTTTCCTGACGGAGGTTATGGATGGCACACAGGTACAGGTAACTCTTTAATGCACAGAAATTCTGTTGCTATAGAAGTATGTTGTATGGGTCAGATAGTAAATGGTAAGACTTATGTAAATACTACAGCTGATCCAAGTCAAGTAATTAAACTAGCTAAACCATTCCGTGGATTCCAATACTGGCATAACTATTCTGAAGCACAGTTAAAAGCTCTTGAGAGTTGGATTAAATTTATTGCTGAAAAGTATTCTATTGATCCTAGAGTAGGTTTAGTAGAGTATGTTAAAGCAAAAGGTGCTGATGGATTTGATGTATTAGATGTTGCCCGAGCAGAAAAAACTCCAGGACTCTATACACATACTAATGTAATAAGAGGAAAAGTGGATATGTATCCACATCCTGATTTAATTGACATGTTATTATCTCTGTAGTATGAAGTTTAGAAATAGCTGGAAGAACAGAAAACCTAATTGGGGAATAGTAAATGTTAGATTTAGACTATCTTTAATTGATGTGTTTTCAGTAGAAATAGATCCTAAAAGAGAATTCTATTCAATTACAGTATTAAATTTTACTATTAAGAATAGATAAATACATACTAACTTTAGTAATCCAGGTACTTTCTATGCCTGGATTTTTTTGTTTAAATAATTGTAGTTTAAACTTTTTTAATATATTTGTCTAAACTTTAATTAATATATTATGGAAAACCAACAACAAATGGAGAATCTAACTCCAGAACAATTAGAAGCAAGAAGAGATGAGATGAAAGAGTTTTATGAGAAATCTGTTCCTTATCTTGAAGCACAAGCAAAGTATGAAAAGTTACTTACTGAAGTAGAGGAAGCAAGATATAAAAGAGCAACCATGCAGATTCAGTATGCAACAATGATGGCAGCTACTCAACCTCAAGAAGATTATGATGAGGAAGATGAGCTAGATCAACAACCACAAGCACCTGCAGAAAAAGCACCATCTGGAGGTAAAAAATTAAAAAGAGGATAATGGCTCTTGTCAATCAAGTACAAAAAAGGGTTAAAATGCCCAAATGGGATATTGTAAAATTTCAGATACTAACTCATTGTTATATTAATCGTATAACAATGAGTGAATCTGATCTTGATTGTCTTACTTTATTAAGTTTTAATCAACCAATTGAATTAAGTAATTTTTGTTTAGATGCATCAGCTGAAGAAGATTGGATTTTTAAATCACCCCAAACGGTCAGAAATTCTATTAATAAATCTGAGAAAAATGGATTAATAGTTAAAGACCCTAATAATAAAAAACTTATTATGTTAAATCCTGATATTAAAGTTCAAACAGGAGGAACTATATTATTAGATTATAAATTTTTGGGACATGATACCGAAGAAAGCCAATAGTTTATACAAAGAACTAACTAAAGAATTTGATGTTTCCGAGGATCTTGTAGAAAGTTTAATTGAATCTTATTATAAGGTACTCAGAAAAAAATTAAGTAATTTAAGTGACACACGAATAAACGTAGATGGTTTAGGTCACTTTGTAATTAAAATTCAAAAAGTCAAGAAAGCAATACCTCATTATGAAAAAGTTTTAAAAAATCATGATACCTCAACATTCGGTGCTTATCATAATAAAAAGAGTGTAGAAGAAAAATTAGAACTTTTAAAAAATATTGATGAAAAAATTGATAAAGAATTAACTAAGAAAAAAACTTTTAAAAATGAAAAATACTCTAAAACTAATTTGGCAGAACCGGAAACAGATAATTGAAGGTATAACTAACACTGTAATTAGAGATGAGACAGTAGAAGAAATAGCCAGATTAAGATATTCTATCTGTGATGAATGTCCAAGTAAAGGTAAGAAATGTGCTGTAAAAGGTACGGCTCCATGTTGTAATGAATGTGGATGTTCTCTTAACTTTAAGACAAGATCATTAGCTTCAGAATGTCCTCTTGGTAAATGGGATGCTGTTGCTACAGTAGAAGAAGAGGATGCATTAGATAATCTTAAAGATTAGTCAAATGATAAAATTTAATGCAGATAATCATAGTTATACTAGTTTAGATGGTGCATCTATTGATTGGATAAGTGTAACTACACTTGTTTCACATTTTAAAAAACCTTTTGATGCAAAGAAAGTTGCAGAAAGAGTTAGTAAAAATAAAAGATCTAAATGGTATGGTATTGATCCAGTAATCATTCAGCAAATTTGGACAAATGAAGCTGACAGATCTACTACACTGGGAACATGGTATCATAATCAAAGAGAAGATGACATATGTTCATTAGCCTCTATGGAAAGAGAAGGTGTTACAGTACCTGTATTTAAACCAAGTGAGGTTAAAGAAGGTGTTAAAATTGCACCTACACAAAAACTAGAACCAGGCGTGTATCCAGAACATATGGTCTATCTTAGATCAGTTGGTATCTGTGGACAATCAGATTTAGTGGAAGTAGTCAATGGTAAAGTAAATATCATTGACTACAAGACTAATAAAGAAATTAAAAAAGAATCTTATGTAGATTGGGAAGGTAAGTCAGAAAAAATGTTACTACCGGTAGATAATTTAGATGATTGTAATTTCTATCATTATGCTTTACAATTGAGTATTTATATGTATATTATATTAAAGCATAATCCCAAACTTAAACCAGGAAAAATATTTATTCATCATATTATATTTGAAATAGAAAGGGAAGATAACTGGGGATACCCTATAACTAAACTAGATGAAAATGGTGAACCACTTGTAAAAGAAGTTATACCTATGGCAATACCATATTTAGTTGATGAAGTACAGGCAATAATGCATTATCTTCATGATAACAAACATAAAATTAAAAAGAAATGATTTTAACTAAACTTTTTGATGTTCAAAACGGAGTAGTAATTCCAACAGAACATTGTTATACTTTAAAAGCTTTGAAAGATGTTATGGATGAATATCCTGAAGATTATCTTAAAATATACATGTATCTTTTTTATATGTGTTGTCCTAATCCCGATCTTAATCCTTTTTTCTTTACTCCGGATGTGGATAAAGAAAACTTAATCATAGAACAAATTGGTGGTGATTTCTCTACTGAAGATGATACAATCTTTACAGCATTACAGTTTTGCCAGAGAATGTATGAAACTCCTACATCTAGAGCATATAAAGGTATTGCTTCTATGTTAGATAGATTAGGAAGATATATGGAGAATACTCCAATAACTCATGGTAGAGATGGAAACTTTAACTCTCTTATTGCTGCAGCTAAAAACTATGAAGCAATTAGACAGTCTTTCAAAGGTGCCTATAAAGATCTTCAGGAAGAACAATCAAGTAGAGTTAGAGGTGGACAAGGACTAGCATATGACATGTAATGAGTGAAATTTATCAAGACATACCAACCTATGACAACGGAAACTGGACAACAACAAGCTTTGAATCCAGAGAGGACTTCAGTATCTTTATCAGAGATTTATTTAAAGAACCTGGTAAATACAACTTCAATCAAACTACAAACGAAATATTTATATCAGAGTCTACAAAGTTTAGAAAAGATGGAGTATACTGTACAGCTCCCTATAAATCCAAAGACTTTATAAATTATTGGGATGATCAAAAAACTAAATGTCGTAAAGGGATAATAGTTAAAGATGGTGATGATACATGGTTTCTTGCAAGAGAATATTACATGTGGTTAAACTTTCTTCCAATCTTTGACAAAGAAGAACAGAATTTTGGTTTTGCTAAAATTAGAGATGCTCAATACCATTTGGCATTATATGAACTTCTTGCAGAATTAAACTATAAACATGCTGCAATACTTAAGAAAAGACAGATTGCATCTTCCTATTACCATATGGGTAAGTTTATAAACCAACAATGGTTTGAGGCTGGGGTTACTCTTAAGATGGGAGCTAGTCTTAAAGATTATATTAATGAAAAAGGATCCTGGAAATTCTTACAAGAATATGCAGCATTCTTAAATGAACATACAGCATGGTACCGTCCAATGTCACCGGATAAAGTAATGATGTGGCAACAAAAAATTCAGGTAAGGAGAGGAGATAGAAATACAGAAGTAGGTCTAAAAGGTACTATTCAAGGTATGTCATTTGAGAAAGATCCAACAAATGGTGTAGGGGGTCCAGTTAAATACTTCTTCCATGAAGAGGCCGGGATTGCTCCTAAGATGGATCAGACATATGAGTATATGAGACCAGCAATGAGATCTGGTTTGATTACTACCGGGATGTTTATAGCAGCTGGTTCTGTAGGAGATTTATCTCAGTGTCTTCCATTAAAAGATATGATTTTAAATCCTACATCTAAAGATATTTATGCAGTAGAGACAGATCTTATAGATGATAAAGGTACCACAGGTCTCTCAGGTTTATTTATTCCAGAGCAATGGTCTATGCCACCATATATTGATGAATATGGTAATTCACTTGTAGAAGAAGCATTAGATGCATTAGATAGACAATTTAAACAATGGAAAGAAGAATTAGCTCCGGAAGACTATCAGTTAAGGATATCTCAGCATCCTAGAAATATAAAAGAAGCATTTGATCATAGGTCTGTATCTGTATTTCCTACACATTTACTTGCCGCACAAGAAAGAAGAATAGAAGAAAAAGAATATGGTTATGAATTTCTAGATATGTCTACTGATGTAGATGGGAAACCGGTAGTTACAAAAAGTAATAAGAGACCAATAATGGAATTTCCAATAAACAAAAAAACAGAGGATAAAACCGGTTGTATTGTAGTTTGGGAAAGACCTGTAGCAGATCCTTCTTTTGGAATGTATTATGCATCTATTGACCCTGTAGGTGAAGGTAAAACTACAACATCAGAATCATTATGTTCTATTTATGTGATGAAGTCTCCTATTGAAGTAACTAAACATACTGGATCAGAAACGGAAACTTATGTAGAGCAAGGTAAGATTGTTGCAGCTTGGTGTGGTAGATATGATGATATAAACCAAACTCATAAACAATTAGAACTTATTATTGAGTGGTATAATGCATGGGCTCTTGTAGAAAACAACATATCTTTATTTATTCAGTATATGATATCAAGAAGAAAACAAAGATATCTTGTACCTAAAAGTCAAATTATGTTCTTAAAAGATTTAAGTGCAAATGCCAATGTATTCCAAGAATATGGATGGAAAAATACAGGTACATTATTTAAAGCACATCTTCTTAGTTATGCTATAGAATATACTAAAGAAGAATTAGATCAAGAGTTAAAACCTGATGGTACTGTTGTAAGAACAACCTATGGTATAGAAAGGATTCCTGATCCAATGTTGATTAAAGAAATGAGAGAATATGCAGATGGAGTCAACGTGGATAGACTAGTTTCTTTTGCAGCACTTGTTGCTTTTATGAAAATTCAGGAGTCTAATAGGGGGTATACAAGAAAAACAATCATGGATGATACGGCTAAAAACTTGCAAAAGTCAGAAAATTTGTTTAAATTAAATAAGAGCCCATTTAGACATATGGGTCATGGTGTAAAATCTATGAATAGTGGATTCAAAAGATCTGCTTTTAAAAATATTAAATAATTAGTTATGCAAGTATACAACGCATTACAACTTAAGAAAGGTGCTAAAACACAACATAACAGGTTAGGTAGTATTACCCAACCTTTGCAATTTTTGCCTAAAAAAGATAAAGATGAAGAATGGGCTGCTTGGAATCTTGACTGGTTGGAATGGCAGGGATTAAAACAAATCCGGAGAAATGCCAGAAGATTAATGAAGAATTATAAACTTGCAAAAGGTGTTATTGATAGATCAGATTATATAGTAGAAGAAGATAATGACTATAGAGATGTTGTTGAATTGCTTACTAAAGAGGACACCTCAGCTTTAGAATTAAAATTTTATCCTATTATTCCAAATGTTATTAATGTTCTTGTAGGTGAATTTGCTAAAAGATCAACTAAATTAACATATAGAGCTGTTGATGACTTTTCATATAATGAAATGTTAGAACAAAAAAGAGGAATGGTAGAACAAACTTTAATGGCAGATGCTGCAACTAAAATGTTAGCAGCTATGTTAGAACAAGGTTTAGATCCTAACTCTGAAGAGGCCAAACAACAATTGCAACCAGAAAACTTAAAGAGTTTACCAGAGATAGAACAATTCTTTAAAAAAGATTATAGATCTATGGTAGAGCAATGGGCTTCTCATCAGCATCAAGTAGATGTAGAAAGATTTAGAATGGATGAACTTGAAGAAAGAGCATTTAAAGATATGCTTATTACTGATAGAGAATTCTGGCATTTTCATATGATGGAAGATGACTATGAAGTAGAGTTATGGAATCCTGTTCTTTGTTTTTATCATAAGTCTCCAGATGTTAGGTATACTTCACAAGGTAACTGGGTAGGTAAAACTGATATGTTTACAGTATCTGATGTAATTGATAAATATGGACATTTACTTACAGAAGAACAACATAGAGCCCTTGAATCTATATATCCTATTAGATCTGCTGGATATAACATAGGAGGTCTGCAAAATGATGGTACTTTTTATGATGGTACTAAAACTCATGAATGGAATACTAATATGCCATCTGTTGCATATAGACAATATACATCATTTATGGCAGGTAATATACTTGATGGTTCTGATGTTGTTACTCAAATTTTAGCAGAAGGAGAAGATTACATTGATCAAGGTACAGCATATTTATTAAGAGTTACTACTGCATATTGGAAATCTCAACGTAAAATAGGACATCTTACAAAAATTACAGAAGATGGTGATGTAACTAATGAAATTGTAACAGAAGACTACAAAGTAACAGATAAACCTATTTATGATACTAGACTCTTTAAAAATAAAAATAAAGACAATCTTTTGTTTGGAGAACATATAGATTGGATTTGGATTAATGAAACTTGGGGTGGAGTTAAAATTGGACCAAATGTACCATCATTTTGGGGTATGAATAATCCAGGAGGATTTTCTCCTATTTATATTGGAGTAAATAGAAATCATATTGGTCCACTTAAATTTCAGTTTAAAGGAGATAGTACATTGTATGGTTGTAGACTTCCCGTAGAAGGAGCTGTCTTTTCAGATAGAAATACAAAGTCTACTGCACTTATTGACTTAATGAAACCATACCAGATTGGATACAACATTGTTAATAATCAAATAGCTGATATACTAGTAGATGAATTAGGTACTGTAATTATGCTTGATCAGAATTCTTTACCTAGACATTCACTAGGAGAAGATTGGGGTAAAGGAAACTTAGCTAAAGCATATGTAGCAATGAAGAACTTTCAGATGCTTCCTCTAGATACATCTATCACAAATACAGAGAATGCATTAAACTTTAATCATTTTCAAAAACTAGATCTAGAGCAAACAAATAGATTAATGTCAAGAATTCAATTAGCTAATCATTTTAAACAACAAGCATATGAAGTAATTGGTGTGAACCCACAAAGAATGGGACAACAATTGTCTCAACAAACTGCTACTGGAGTAGAACAAGCTGTTGCTGCATCATATGCACAAACAGAAGTATACTTTATTCAGCACTGTGATTATCTAATGCCGAGAGTACATGAAATGAGAACTAACTTAGCACAGTATTATCATTCTACAAAACCATCTACAAGATTAACATATGTAACATCAGCTGATGAAAAAGTAAATTTTGAAATAAATGGTACAGATCTTTTACTTAGAGATTTAAATATATCAGTAAGTACTAATGCAAATCATAGAGCTATACTTGAACAATTAAAACAGATGGCAATGCAGAATAATACAACTGGAGCATCTGTTTATGATCTTGGTAAAATTGTACAGTCAGATTCTATGGCAATGTTGAATAATGTATTAAAAGATGCAGAACAAAAACAACAAGCTCAGAAACAACAAGAAATGCAGCAACAACAGCAAATGCAACAAGAACAACTTCAAAAACAACAAGAGATTGAACAAATGAAGATTGATGCTACTGCTGCTGAGAAAGAAAAAGATAGACAAAGAGATATCTTAGTTGCTGAAATTAGAGCTGCTGGTTATGGTTCTATGGCTGATATAGATCAGAATATGATGTCTGATTATAGAGATGCTATGAAAGATATACGTGAAACTGATCAATATAAAGAACAAACAAACTTACAAAGAGAAAAAGAAACAAACAGAATGGTTATTGAAAATAAGAAAAATCAATTAGAACGTGAAAGACTAGAAACAGAAAAACAAATTGCTGATAAACAATTACAAATTGCACAGGAAAATAAAAATAGATTTGATGCTAAATCAAATAAAGAAAAATAAGTTAGCTATATACTACAATTTTTTTTATTTAGCACTGTAAATTTTTAAAATTTATTTTGTATATTAAACTATAAACAAAAACCAACAACATGGAAACAACCAACAACAAACCTGAAGATCAGGTACAAGATTCTACAACGGTAGAACAAGTAGATGTAAATATTGATGAAATCTTTGGAATGCCGGGAGCAGAAAATGTAATGCTTCCATCAGATGGTAAAACTGAAGATAAACCAAAGTCTATGTTTTCTAATGAAACAAAAATAGACACATCGTTCTTTGACAAAAAAACTGATACAGATTCTAATTCTGATACTAAAGGTTCTAATGAACCTAACCCAGCAGAAATTGAAAGTACAATTAATGAACTAAATGATCTTATTACTCAAGAAGAAGATGCTGGTAATAAAGGAAGACCTAAAGTAGATAAGTCAGGTCTTTATGAACTAGCACAGAAAATGATTGAGGAAGGTAGTTTAATTGGTTTTGATGATGATAAACCATTAGAAGAATATACCACTAAAGATTTCAGAGAGTTATTTGAAGCTAACTTTGCAGAAAGAGAGAATGAAATTAGAAGAAATACTCCAAGAGAATTCTTTGAAGCTCTTCCTGAAGAACTTCAAGTTGCTGCAAAGTATGTTGCAGACGGTGGACAAGATCTTAAAGGTTTATTTAGAACTCTTGCTCATGTAGAAGAAATGAGACAACTTGATCCAACAGATGAATATGATCAAGCAGAAATTGCAAGACAGTATTTGTATGCTACTAATTTTGGAACTCCAGATGAAATTGAAGCTGAGATTCAAGATTGGAAAGATTTAAATAGATTAGAACAAAAAGCTAATCAATTTAAACCAAAACTTGATGCAATGCAAGAAGAAATTATTGAAAGAGAACTTGCAGAACAAGAAGAAAGAAAACAAATGCAAGCTGAACAAGCAAGAGCATACCAAGAAAATGTATATAATACTTTAGCAAATGGTACAATTGGAGGATTGAAACTTGATAAAAAAGTTCAAGGTTTACTATTCTCCGGACTAGTTCAACCAAACTACCCTTCTATTTCAGGAAAACCAACTAACTTATTAGGACATCTTCTTGAAAAGTATCAGTTTGTAGAACCAAGACATGACTTAATTGCTGAAGCACTTTGGTTACTTGCAGATCCAAATGGTTATAAAAGTAGAGTAAGAGAAATAGGATCTCGACAAGCAACAGAGAAAGTAGTTAAACAATTAAAGACAGAACAGTCAAGAAGATTAAATTCTTCAGTTAATGAACAATATGATGATGAACCAAAAAGAACTTCTTCAACAACATCTCAACCTAGAAAACTTTCTAGAAACAGTATGTTTAGAAGATTTTAATTAAATAGTAACAATTTAAAAACAAATAAAAATGGCAACTCCAGTTTTAAACAATGGTATCTTTCTACGGGATACAGCTTACCAAGCAAGTTCACACGTAGACTCTTACCACTTGGTTAACATGTTGAAGGATGCAGAACCAATGGATTTAGGTCCAGTGGACCTTTGGGCTATGGCTCAGAAGGTAGAAATGCCTCTTTACCAAATGTCTAGCTTTGGTGGTAAAAATGTAATTATGGTTGACAATGCTCGTGGAGAGTATAGATGGCAGACTCCTGTATCTATAGATCTTCCTTACATTGTTGAAGATATTGAACCAAACATTGCCTTCAAAGGTACTGATGGTTCTACATTTCGTATTAAACTTAACAGACGTGAGTTTGGACATGGTGATATCATCACTTATGACAAATACAACGGAGTTGAGATGTACATCACTGATGAGGATATTCTTCCTGTAGGTGACGGATATGTTTACACAGTTCAGTTAGTAAACAACGATAACTTTAAATTCTTGGATAACAAGTATTTAACTAATGGTACTAAAGTTTTCCGTAAAGGTTCTGCCCGTGGAGAATATGGTGAAAGATTTTCTGATATCACTACAAGAACTTCATTCCGTGAGTTCTATAACTTTGTAGGTGGTGCTGAAGCTCACGTTCACTATTCAGTATCTTCTAGAGCTGACTTGATGATCAAAGGTGGTATGAATGCAGATGGTACAGTTCCTGTAACTGAGATCTGGAGAACTTTTGATGCTAAAGGTATGGATCCTTCTGTAGCTTCATTAGAAGATATGATTAAAGTAATGGGTAAAGATAAAGTTAAACGTGCATTTGACAACGGAGACTTATCTAGAACATTCTTAACTCAAATGGAAGCTGCTCACTTGACTAAGATTGCTACTGATATTGAGACTTACTTAATGTGGGGACAAGGAGGTAGACTTCGTCAAGATGGTGCTGATGACATGAGATTGTCTGTAGGTCTTTGGAGACAGTTGGATAACTCTTTCAAAAGAGTATACAACAAAAATAACTTTACACTTGATTTATTCCGTGGAGAAATCTACAACTTCTTCAATGGTAAGGTTGAGTTCCAAGGTCCAGATCCAAAACGTAGCCTGGTTGTACAAACAGGTATGGGTGGAATGAGAATGGTAAATGAAGCTATCAAGAGAGAAGCAGTTGCTTCTGGTCTATTGATTCAGGCTGCTGATATTGGTGCAATCACTGGTAAAGGTATGGACTTGAACTTTGGATTTGCTTATACTTCATATGTAATTCCATTCTTGGCAAATGTTAAGTTTGTATTGAACCCAGCATTTGACAATATCCATACAAATGATATTGAGAACCCAATCATTGATGGTTTCCCATTATCTTCTTACTCATTCATTATCTTTGATATCACTGACAATACAAATGACAACATTTACTTGTTAAAATTGTCTTGGGATAATCAATTGAAATGGTGGTATCAAAATGGTACAATGGACTACATGGGACGTACACAAGGATTCCAGTCTTCTGGACAATTCAATGGGTACCGAGTTATGATGTCTCAAACCATGCCAGCTATCTGGGTTAAGGATCCAACTAAAGTCCTTAAGATTGTTATGAGAAACCCTGTTACAGGAGGATCATTCTAATCTACTCTATATACAAAATCAGGGAGGGGGAAACTCCTCCCTTTTTTAAATTTAATAACCAACAATAAAAACCAACAAAATGGAAACAAACAATTTTACAATGGTAGAAGTAGGAGTAGGCAGCATTAAAAAAACATCAATTGCTGTTAGACCTTACTTTGACAAACAAGCTACTAACATGGGCTTAGAAACTTATGGTATGAGTCTTTTTGACGGAGTTACTCACAATGAACAATTAGCATGTCTAGAACTCAATGGAGTTATTAGATATGTTACTGGTTTAAATGAGTTTGCTCCTGAAATTAAACTTTTAGATCCAGAAGTGAGAGAAGCAAGAATTAGAGAAATCAGAACCTCAGTATCTGAACTAGAAAGAGAGTTAGCTGCAAATGTTATTGATCCGGAAGATAAAGACTTTTGGAATAAAGTAACATTACTTCAACCAAACAACAAAGAGTTTTGGAATAAAATAGATATTGCATGTGGTAATGAACCAGTATATCTAGATCCAAACAAACCTTTTGACAGAATTAAACTTCATGCTATTGAAGCAGGAGGATTTGCAATGATTGCAAAATCTTATGAAGATGCAAGATCAAAAGCTGTTCCACCTAAATTCTATCTAGATAAAGAAGAAGAAACTGTAATGGTAAGAACTGAATACAAAAAAATCAGAAACAAAGCTTACTCTGAATTACAGAAACTATATGATAAGAATAGTACCAAACTATTTTATATTGCAAAATTTGTTGATGCAAATAGTGTTCAGTATAGAAAATCAACTCCACTTGATCTTATTTATGAAAATATGGATAAATATATTTCAGGTGATGGAGCTGAATCTAACAAAGAAAGAGCAGCAAAAACATTTATTGATGCAGTAAATATGGATATGGAAACACTAAAAATTAAATCAATTGTACGTGATTCCAGTTTTTTTAAGTATATTATTAATAAGGCAGATGGATATATTTACCATGCTAAGTCAAATAGTTTACTTGGAAGAAATGTATCTGATGTTATAGAGCACCTTAAAAATCCTTTACATGAGGATATTTTAAAAGATCTAATAGCAACCTGTGAAAAATATTGGAACACTTAAATTTAAAATAAAATGAAAGCAGCAAATGTGACTAAAACAAAGTCAAAGAAACTTAAAGGTGCAGATAAAACTCCAAGTGGAAAAGTTGGTGGAACTAATACAAATGTAAAAGCAGTAACTAATCCTAAAGGTAGACCTACAAAATCAACTGCACCTAAAAAGGCAAAACCATCATCATGTTAAAAAAAAAGATGATAAAAAGAAAGGATGGAAGTTATTCCCGGAGAGGTCTCTGGGATAACATCCGTGCTAATGCAGGTTCAGGAAAAAAACCTACTAAACAGATGCTGCAACAAGAAAAAAAAATTAAAGCAAATTCTAAAAAGAAAAAGTAATGGGAACTAAAAATAAAAAAGGACCATTAGGCCAAGATGCATCACACATGGGAAATCCTATGAAAGCATTTAGAGAAGGTGGTGAAAAAAGAAAAGCAATGTATAAACATGGAGGACATAATCCACCAAAAGGTTATTTACCTAAAAGATTTATGGGTGGTCCTGAAGATCCTACTAATCCTCAAAGTAATGTAAGTGTTGCAACAGCAGTCACACCATATGAAACTAAAAAACAAAAAATATTAGGTATCATTCCTACAGGTAATACTGTACAAACTAGATATGGAGAGGAACGTGTTTGGGATAATAATAAGTTTAGTAATACTAACTTTAAAGAAAAACAAGTTTTAGATAAAACAGGTAATATAAAAAAATCTACTAGAACTCCTATGACTGATACATATGCTTGGTCAAAAAAAGTAGAACCCCATTATGATGCAGGTACTATTCAAAGGAGTGAAGGTACAACTCCTTATTTTCAAAAAAAAGGTGGAATGGTTAAATCTAAAAAGAAAGGATAATGGCAATTAAAAAAACAACAACTAAAAAAGCACCAGCTAAAAAAGCAAGTACAACAAGTATATCAATTGGACTTGGTAGTAATAAAGCTGAGATGAGAAAATGGGAAGTAGAATCTGCATTAAGTACTTTAAAAAAAGCAGAGGATATCCGTAAGGATAAAAAGATGATGACTGATATTGCAAATCTTGCTAAAGAACAAATGAATGTTTTAAAAAACTTCAGTAAGTAATTATGGCAAAGTCTCCAGCATGGCAAAGAAAAGAAGGTAAGAATTCAGAAGGAGGTCTTAATGCTAAAGGTGTTGCAAGTTATAGAAGAGAAAATCCTGGTAGTAACCTTAAGACAGCTGTAACTACTAAACCTTCTAAACTTGATCCAGACAGTAAGTCTGCTAAGAGAAGAAAAAGTTTCTGTGCTAGGATGAGTGGGATGAAGAAAAAACTAACAAGCTCAAAGACAGCTAATGATCCTAACTCAAGGATCAATAAGTCTTTAAGAAAATGGAATTGTTAATTTATATATTATGAAATCAATGAATAAAAAAACTGTTAAGTCAGTTAAAAAAATGAAAGTGGGTGGAACATCTTCATCTAAAGGATTATGTCCTGATGGATATTACTGGTCAGTACAAGGATGTCAAGAAAAATTACCAGGGTATAAAAAACCATTTAGTTCAACAAGTTCTAAAATTGGAGCTGGTACATTGATTACTGGTCTTGTAGCGGCTGCTACAGAAAAGATTGGAAAAAAAATAAAATCTAATCAAGCTAATAAAAAAGAAGCAGCTGAAATTATGAAAACAGTTCAAAAAGCAAATCTTAAGAAAAAAGGTGGTATTATAAAATCTAAAAAGAAATAGTCATGAAAAAATGTATGTCTGGTTGTGGAGGTAAGATGATGTCAAATGGTGGTGCTAAAGTTGCCAAAATAAAAAAGATGGCAGCTGGTGGTGCTGCTGGAAAAATGATTCCTTTATATGATAATAATCCTAGAGTCTATAGTGGTCGTAGTTTAAAAAATGGGGGTTCTGCTTCACTTCCTGTTTGTAAAGGTGGTGATGTAAGAATGCTAGATGGTAGTTGTGGTAAAAGAAAATTTAAATCAGGTGGATTTAAAGACTTATCAGGAGATGGTAAGATTACAAAAAAAGATATTTTGATCGGTAGAGGTGTTATTAAAAAAACTACTAAAAAGAAATAATCATGGCTGAAAAGAAGGATAAGAAATGGATACAAAAAGCAGTTAACCCTAAACATAAAGGTTACTGTACTCCAATGTCTAAACCTACTTGTACTCCTAAGAGAGCAGCACTAGCAAGAACTTTTAAAAAAATGGCTAAAAATAAATAACATGAAAAATAAAAAAGAACATCCACTAACTTTTTTTAGAAAAGCTAATGAAGCTAGACAAAAACTAGTTAAAAAATCTTTTGGTGGTCCTGGATCAGAACTTACAGCTGGTCCTTTGGATGAAAATACTTCAAAATATTTAGATAATAGATATGCAGGTAAATCAAATAATCCTGTCTTAGAAAAAGCTATGAAAACTGATCATGAACGTCTATTTAGAAATCCAGAATTAAGAGATTATTTTAATGCTGGACCAATGGTTACTAAAGAAGAGGCTATGACTGTTAAACCTGAGCAGGGTTATAAAAAAGGTGGAACTGTATCAAAAGCTAAAAAAAGAAAATAAGTCATGCTTAATAGTACTATTACCATAAAGATGAAACAAAGGATCAATAAACTTGACAGTCAAGATTATGATAACATAACTTGCTGGCAAATTGTTGAGTCTTTTAATAAAGCTCAGGTAGAATGGGTTAGAAGACAACTTCATGGTATTAATATAGTTAAAGAAGGTGATGAACAATCTACTAGAAGAAAAGATGATCTTCAAAAATTACTTATACAAGAACCATTAACTTCCGTTAAAAAAGATATTTACTATGAAGGAAACATCCCAGTTGATTATCTTCAATGGAAAAGAGTAGATATTTATGCAAATAAAGGTTGTTGTGATAAGAGAAGAATGACAGTATATTTGGCAGAAGAAGGTAATCTTAATCAACTTTTAAGAGATAAATTTAAACAACCTAGTTTTGATTGGGCTGAAACTTTTGCTACTCTTATTGATAATACAGTTCATGTATATACAAATGGAGAGTTTGATATAGCAGAAACCTATTTGACATATTATAGACAACCTACAAAAATTCAAATATTAAACTGTTCAGATCCATATACAGGAGCCATCTCTACTGCAGAAGTAGAATGTGAGTTTAAAGATGATATTATAGAATTAATAATAGATGAAGCAGTAAGTATTCTAGCTGGAGACATAGAGTCAGGAAACCAGTTCTCTAGAACACAAGAATCTGCAGAAAGAAGTAACTAATTATGGAAGCAAAACCGAGAATGTTAAAAAGACCAACACAACCAGAAGTTAAGATAACTCAACCTAAATCTGAACCTTCTAAACCACAACCTACTCCAGATACAGGAGTTGGTGGTAGTTCATTAGATACTATGGTATCTGCATGTGCTTCAGAACTTATGAATGCAAGAAATACTTTTCATAAGTTACATTTAAAAGTAACTGGTGAAGGATCTTATGCTGCACACAAAGCACTTAATGAATTGTATGATGCACTTCCTGATTTTGTAGATAGTCTAATGGAAGGTTATCAAGGTGCTGCTGAAAAGATTTTAACTTGTAAAGATGTGGCCCCAAGAACAGTTGATAATGTTTCAGATGGTATTGCTTATCTTAGAGAAATTTATGGAATGATAAATAAATTACAAGGAATGTTGCCTTATTCAGAAATAGTAAACAACTTAGATTTAGTAAAGGATGCAATTAACTCTACTAAATATAAATTACTTTTCTTGAAATAATTTGGATATTTAAAAACTTTTTCTTATATTATAGTATATATTTATTAACTAAAACAAAAAACAATGTCTTATTTTAATCATGCCTTTAGGAAAGTATTTGTAGCTACAAATGGTATTTCCAATTTAACAGGTCAGTTGGGTACTCCAACTACTGGTAATTTACCGGCAGGTGAAATTACCTTTATTAATCCTGATACTTATCAAATTAGTAATACTCCTGATGCAGATTGTTGCACAACAATTATTGCAGCTGGTTCATTACTAACAAATGACAAAATTGGTCCTTTTCACGGAGGATATCAAGAGTCAAACAAATCAAAAGTGGTTAATGCAAAGTATGTAAATAAACTTTACAGAGGACTTTCAAATGAACCATCAAGATATGTAACTCATGTTGGTACTACTCCTTGGACAGTTGCTAATCCACCTTCAAGTGAGAATCCAGGTGAAACTGCAGGTAACTGTTGTAAACCATTCTTATGTGGTGAAACTTACTATCTACGTTTAGATGTTAAAGGATCTCCTGCATTAAGATTATTGAATCACAACTCTTACTTAACTCTTGAGGCTTATACAGGATGTTGTCCAGATTCTCCAGATGATCCAGCAATTGCACCTGTAGCAACTGATCCAGTATTAGTATATATTCAGTGGGCAAATCAAATTTTAAGATCTCCATTGATGAATTCATTTGTTTATCCAGTTGTTATTGATAGTGCATTAGATGCTTGGTATCCTCCAGGAACTCCTGCAGCTACAGTAATTGCATTAGGTGGTGCTGGTACTTGGGATAACTATGTATCTCCTGCTGGTCCTTATGATGATGTATGTGGAGGTCTTGTATTGAATGGTGCTTATTTTGAAACTAAATTTGAAAACTGTACATTCCAAATAACTGACTTCTATGAATTAGAGCCATTAAGAATCTATGCTTCTGAAGTAGATTTAACTGGTTCACCATGTGAATTCAATGGACTTTGTGTTGGTGTAGAATGTTATGGTAAACAAGCTAATGGTGTTGGAGAAACTGTAGTAAGAGATGTTATTTTATCTGAATCTTACAGACAAAACTTCTTCCATTCAGATCTACGTATCCGAGAAATTACTCAAGGAAATGACTTGTTAAATGCTGCTGGTATTTCAAGAACAGGATATTATGACAGAGTGTACTTACAACATAATGTTCCACGTTTCTACAATCCAACTAGTACATTTGATAATGATCAGTATTTGTTAGAATTTATTGTACCAGTAGGGGATCCAGATAGTATCTTTAATACATTAGCACAATGGTTAATTGACTGTAATTCATCATGTGTTATAGAAGAGGTTACAAATGGTCCAGATTGTACATACTTAGTACCAACTCCATTTGATAATTAATCAAACTATAAACAACTCAGAAGGAGAGTGAGAGTTAATCTTTCCTCTCCTTTTTTTATTATTATACTATGGCAAATCACGTATTAAGTTTAGAAATTCCTACTGTATCAAATCCTTGTGTAATGAAAATATTTGATACAAGTGTATATTCTCCATTAGTAGGTATAGTTAATCCAATATTATATATAGTAGCTCCAGGATTTAACTACAGAGCTGAAGTAGCATTTATACCAGATTCTAGTCCTACACTTACAGCATGTGATTTAGGATTTCAAACTGAGAATTGTGATTCAAGTTTTGTAAATTTACCTGATGGAATTTATAATATTAAGTATGCAGTTGATCCTGAGTGTAAAGTGTATGTAGAATATAATCACTTAAGAATGACATGTGCACTTAATCATTATGAAAAAATTCTTTGTAATATTAGTATATCAGATTGTGATCCACCAGCTAAAGTAAAAGATAAGCTGAAACAATTACATTTGATAAAAATGTATTTAGAAGCTGCAGAGGCTAAAGTAGAAACATGCCATGAGAATCAAGAAGGTATGACTCTCTTTAACTATGCTGTTAAACTTTTAAACAAACTAGATTGTAAAAACTGTTAACCCTTAAAAACCAACAAATTATGGCAACATGTTCAAACTGTGGAAAAGGACTATCTTGTGGATGTCAAAAAAGAACTGCATCAGATGGAAAGTCAGTATGTAGTAATTGTTTATCTAAATATGAAGCTACATTAAAACCAAAACCACAACCAAAACCAACAAGTACAACACCTGAATTAAATGTTTGGGGTAAAGATAGATATAAACATTTACAAAAATTTATTAAGTAATGGCAGCTCCAGGAACCGGTATATCAGCAGAAGTTGCAATACCTTATGTAGAGATAGTCAATTGTTGTGACTCTTCTGATAGAGGTTTGTATAATATTGGCAATTTTGATCCAAATACATTTCAAGATGGTATTTATGTTATAACAGGTCCTGGTTTTGTAACTAGTCAAATGGCATTTTATCCAGGAAGATGTTATTTAATAACATATCCGGGTAATGCAGGAACACCATATCAACCAATCAGTGTTGCTCAGTTTGCACAATTTACATTAGATTCTACTGATATAGAAAATGGGTGTGCTGGTTGTATTGACTGTAATCCTTCTTTATCTAAATTAATCTTTACAAGTTGTTGTAATCAAAGTGTAATAGAAACACAAGGTCCTTTACCATCTGTATTTACAGGACCGGGTGGTTTAATTAATTATACAGGAGCTCCTTCTAATGGATTTGAAAATTTCTGTTATACTGTATCTGTGGTAACTGATATAAGTCCTGAAGAATATAATATATTACCACTAATACCTTTATCATCACAATATACTGTAGTAGCAGTTGAGCCTACTAAATGTGATGATTTTAGAATAGAATGCCCTACATGTGAAGATCCTCAATGTTATACTTTAGTAAATTGTGATGGTATTTCTTTTACTACATGGTTTGATTTATCAGATTATGTAGGACAATATATAGAAATTGAAGAGCAAGCAGGAACCTGGTTTGTTATAGAAAATAATGGTAGATGTGATAATGCTATAATCACTGTTACAGTTTTAGATACAGTTGATCCCTGCCCATGTCTTTGCTATGAAATAACAGGTACTTTAAAATCATTACAGTATGTTAACTGTGATAATGAAGTAGTTAAAGATGCAACTATAACAAAGTTCTGTTCTAGAATATATCCTATTTACTCTGGGACACCAGGTCAATTTCAAATTACTCAAGGTGAAGAATGTATAGATGGTTTGTGTCCTGCTGTTTGTTATAAACTTACAAACTGTGATACAAATGAAATTATATATTCTACTCTTCAGACTTTATCTCAATATGTAAATACATCTTCTGTAGTTACATTATTAGGTTATGAAGGATGCTGGTCTGTTACAGAAAATGCAGGTGTTGGATGTGATTGTCTTACTGTAACTCTAGAAGATAGAAGTGGAGTATATGAATATCAAGCTAATACTATAGGAACATTAAACGGATATAATGTATATCAATATACAGATGGTGTTGATCAATATTATATTTGGTATGAGGGTGTTTGGCTTATTACACAAAATCAATATGGTAATGTATTTGCCCCACTTATAGCAGATTCTAAATTTCAAGGTAGCTGTCCTGAATTAATAAGTGAGGGTACATTTGATGGTTGGGTAATTAGAAATGGGGCTTACATTAATTTACAAACTGAGATATGCCCAAGTCCTTGTGACTGTCCTGTAGATGTTACTGTATTACAAGAATTTGACACATGTGGTGATTGTGAACCTACTATAGCTTATAAACTTCAAAATTGTGAAAAGATATATGAAGTACAATATACTACTCAAGATCTTTCTGCATATGTTAATCAGGTTATAGAAGATGATTGTGGTTGCTGGACAGTACAACAAATAAATTACGTACCTCCTTCTACTACATTAATAACAATTGATAACTCATTTAAAACATGTAATGATTGTTTATCTACTTTTTATAGACTTACAGATTGTACTGGAGAAGTTGAAGATATAGTTACTAAAACAAACTTAAAATCATATCTTGGAAAAGTAATAAAAATTGAAAATTGTGATGTTTGTTGGGAAGTAACTGAAACAAGAGAGTTTACTGAACTATCAAATGTTGTAGTTGTTCAAAATTTTGAAACATGTGAGGATTGTGGTGTACCAACTGTATGTGAATGTACTAAAGTTACAAACTTAAATCAAACTAAGAAAACATATACTTACTATGATTGTGATAATGTTTTACAAAGTATAACTCTTGAACCAGGAGAAAGTAGTGATAAAGTATGTGTTCTTTATTGGGTAACGGAACCTTTATTTTGTTCTTGTATTAAGTTTGAAATTAAAGGTCAATCTTATTATGCATTCATAGTTCCTGGGGAATTATTTAATGGTAAACCTTTTTATACTCTATGTGAAATTGATGATATCACAACTTGTGGTTATGTTTATTGGGATGGTTCTAACTGGGTTATATCAGATAGTGATGATAATCTTACATGGATATTACCAACATCAACTTCAGAGTCTTGTCCTTATGGTGATTGGGAAGAATATAATCAAGAAGTTGGACCAAATCCAATAGGAGAAAAAACAAAAGCAGCTGCAGTAAGTGATCTTACTAGTCAACCATGTGATTTAGATATATGTACATGTATAACATTTACAACAAATCTTGGAGACACTACTACATTGTATGTAATAGCAATTGATGGAAATGGCTATCCTATATATTCAGATGGTGTATTTACTATTCAGTTTTCATTGAAATCATTTTGTTGGGTATACGGGTTAAATGAGTTTAGAGATCCTTACTTATTATGTGATGGAGATGCAGATTGTCCTATTGGAAATTGGGAAACAGAAAGTGGACAAGTTATATCAGCTGTTTCAATTGAATGTCCTCCAGTATCTATTGACTTTACTGTATTTGATCATTTTGAAACTTTTGGAGAATGTAAATTTGGTAATTGTCCTCAACCTGTATTTAAAAATAATAGATCGGTAAGACCAGGATACAATACACCAATATGTTCTCCAGAAAAATATGATAAGATTACATGTAAGTTTGCAGACATAATGTATAAGTTAGCACTTGAACAACGATATGGTATAACTAATTGTTGTCCTGAAGAAGATGACAAATGGTTGATACAAAAAGAACTAATAGACTTACAAGCATTAAAAGATCCAAACTATATATGTCAAGAATGTTCAGGTTCTTGTAATAATAATAGTTGTCATACTTGCAATTGTAAAAATTAATTTGTATATTATAAATAGAATAAAATATGAAGCCGTTAAATTTAGATAACAGACCTTGTTCTCCAATATCATCAAATTGTGTGGTATGGCAAGGACCTACATTAACTTGTATCGATCTATGTACAGGAGATAGTATATCTGATGTAGTTGCTAAACTAGCTACAGAACTATGTACTTTACTTGATCAAACAAATGTTAGTGATTATGATCTAACATGTCTTGGTATAACGGCCTGTGGTCCAAAAGATTTTCAAGCTCTTATTCAACTTCTGATAAATAAAATATGTGAACTTGAAGGAATACCAACAGATGGTACAAGAACAGAAACAACATGCCCAGATTGTATAATTACAGTTAAACCTTGTTTTGTACAAAATGGTCAAACAACAATGCAATTAATTGACTATATTCAAATGATTGCTCAAAAAGTTTGTGATTTAATTACTGAAATTGGAGACTTACAGACTCAAATAGATAATCTTGACATAAGAGTTACTGTATTAGAAAATACACCTCCTCCTTCATTTACATTACCAACTATAACTCCTGACTGTACATTATCAGATGGTATAATTGTTGGTGGTCAAACATATCCAATGGATCAAGTATTAAATGCATTAATAAATGATAATACATATGGTTATTGTGCATTAGTTGGAGTAACGGGAACTCCTTCTGATTTAGGTGCTGCAGTTGCAAGTCAATGTATTGATTCATCAACTTCAACATTATCAAAACCACCAATTCCATTTGGAACACAGTATTTAGGTACATGGGTAAGCTCTCCTGAAACAGTGGCTGATTCTATAACTAATTTATGGATTGTTGTTTGTGATATGTACACAGCTTTTCAGAATTACGATCCTCCTACTAGTGTTGTTACAGCTGGAGAAGGTATTACAATAAATTCAGCAACTGTAGGTGATGTTACAACATATACTGTTACTAATGATTACTTAGAAAGTTTTGTTGCTAATGTAACTATTAATACCAATTTTGCACCAGGTTCTGGTGTAATCCCAAAAGTAACACCAAGTTCAGTAAACGGTGTCCAGGAAGGACAAGTAATATTTAGATATACTTCAGTGGCATCAAACGGTCAACTAGTTGTAGCAGGTGCTGCATCTTTTGTTCCTAATGGAAGTTTACCTTCTATATCTTTTGGAACTTTTGATAACACTACAGGATTATTTACTATTACTGATCCTGGTATGTATTTGATAGTAGCTACAATACATTTAAAACCTGATACTGGCTCTACAGTTTTTTGGTCAGGAACAGGTACAACAGTTGGTGATATAGGTTCATTCTTAATTGGAATTCATCCTAATAATAATACAGATACTTTTGTTTCTAACGGTCAAGCTTTAATTCCTAATGTTGATAGAAATGTTGAAATATCAACATCAAAAGTTATTGCAGCTACAAATCCTACACAACTAAGAGTAAAAGTTTTAAATACAACTAATAGAGATTATGATGGTACAGGATACCCTGGTGCTGATAGCATATCTTTTTCTATTACAAAATTAAGAAGTGGTTTAACAATAACCAATTTATAAATGTATATATGTTTAATTTAAATAAATAAAAATGGCAACTCACACTTGTAATCAAAACTGCGGATGTAACAATACTTATACTGTTACACCACCGTGTCCTCCGGCATGTCCAGAGGTATTTAATTCACAATGTATTGTGTACACTGGTACTGATATTCTTTGTGGTCAAGATACTGTTATTAAAAGATATGACTATCTAGATACAGTAATCACTAAACTTGTTAACTATGCATGCGGTATTAAAAACAGCATGCCTGTTACTATAATTGAATCTGATTCAGAATTTTTAACTGTTACTTCTACTACTGTTGGTACTACAACTACATGGGTATTAGATTTAGTTAATCTTCCTGGACAACAAACATATGTTGTAGAAGCAGGTGGAACTAATGTAACTGTAAATGAAAATACAGTAGGTAGTACTACTACATTTACTGTAATTGCACAAGGTACAGATGTTCAATCCGGAGATGACTATATTGATGTTACTACTACACAAGTAGGTGATGATGACATAGTTACTATTACATTAGATATTAATGAAGTAGCTCAAGATTTAGGAGAAGTATCTGTAGCACAAGGAACAAGTAACAATGTTATTGTAACTACTGTAAATAACTTTCCTACCCCAAATGATACTCAGTATAGATTAGATGTTGTATCTACAGATGTACAATCTGGAGATCCAAGATTAACTGTAGTTGCAACAGGTGGTATTGCACCAGCATATGATCAGTTATTCACACTTGACATAAATGATGTTGCTTTAATGGAATCTATAATGGATCAACTTGTATCAACAGGTCCTACTGATTTAGGTCTTGTTGAAGGAGCTGGTATCCAAATTACATATGATCCTGTATTACATCAAGCTGTTATTGCAAGTACATTTACTGATCCTGAAAGATGGTTTAGATTAATTGATTTTACAGGAACATTTATTGATCCAAGTGTAGCTAATGCTTCTTTGACAATTACTGCTAATCCTGTTACAAGTGGTGTTAGTGCTATCTTAAGTGGAACAGGAAGTGCTGCTGTATATACATTAGCAAATACAGACAAAGGATCATCTCAAAATATATTTAAAACAATAAATATTCCTGATGATGCAAGTACTATTGTTGCTGCAAGTAATAATGATTCATTTACAATTGCCGGTGGATCTGATATTGATGTAACATCAACAGGTAATACAATTACTATTGATTGTACAATTGATAATATCTATTCAAATATTGTTGGTGATGATGCTGTATCATTACAAGCACCTACTACAACTTCTACTTTAGAAATTTTAGGTGGAACAGGTATCTCTACAGCAGGAGTTGTAGGACCTAATAATACACTTACAATTACTAATGATTCTCCAGCTTCTTCAGTAACTCTAACATCAGCTGGTGGAACATCTTTAGTAAATGATGGTACTGGACCAGCATTAGCTGTTAAAGGTATTTCTGCAGGTAATGGTATTTCTGTAATCTCTAGTGCTACAATAGTAACAGTAAATGCTGATGTTGAAAGAGATGATGTAGTAGTTTCTTATACAGCAGGTGCAGCAGCAGTTGTTGTTACTCATATTATTGCACAACAATATGTTCAAGTTAGAGCATTTAATGGAAATGTTGATGTAACTAGTACAAGTGTAATTACATGTACGACTACTTCACAATTTTCAATAAGTAATCCTTCAAATAATATTACTAGAGTATTAGTAATAGGATAAAAATGTTACAGGTTGTTGGTTTCTGTGACAACAAGGCATTACCCTCACACTAGTGGGGGTTTTGTTTTTTGTGTATATTTGTTTATATCATTTATTTTTAGTATATTATTATGAAGGAATTTAATAAACCAAATGTAAAAGCTTCTAGGTATAGACCTGAAGTTAGTACAATTTTAAACAAAGAGTTTTTTAATAACTTTAAAAAAACACATTCTAGATTTAAAAACTTAGATGATAAAATGCTTAGAAAGATAATTAAAAAGTTTAATCAAGTATTGTATCAAACAGTTATTGATAATAGAGATGGTGTGCAATTACCTGAACAAATAGGATGGCTATTTATAGGTACTTGTCAACAAAGTAAAAAACAAAATATTGATTTTGCTAAGTCAAATAAATATGGAGTTAAAGTGAGTAATAATAATTGGGAAACTGATGGTAAACTAGCTAAAATATTTTTTACAAATTATGCTCCTAAACACAAAATGAAGAATAGAGAATTTTGGGGTTTTACTGCATCTAGAGAATTTAAAAGGGCTGTTTCAAAAAGTTATCCAGAGAACTGGAATATTTATGTTCAAGTTTTACCAAAATTAAAAATAGACAAAGTTTATAATAGTAAATTATATAAAAACTATTTAGATGGAGTTAACAAAGTAGCTTTAAAAACTTATAACGAGTTTGATGTATGACAACAATTGGAGAAGCAATATCAAGAGTAAGAAATTCATTAAAAGCTGTTAAGGAAGATCCATTCCTTACAGATAGAAATATATACTATGTATTAACTAAATATGGACAGACTCTTTTAAAAAGAGAGGATAATCAATTTAGATTAATGAAAATTAGTTCAATATTTAAAACTCTTGGTTATGTTGAACTTATTGATGTAGATAAAGTTGAAGCTGGTTGTGCTGGAGTTTATTCAGGATGCTACTTTAAAAGATCTAAGGAAAAACTTCCTACAATATTTGATGGTGCTATGGGTCCTATTATACGTACAGTATCTTCAATAGATGGTGGTATTGAAATGTTTAGAACTGATCCTGGTACTTGGGTTTCTATAACTAAATCTACGACATTCAAATATAATAAGAGACCATACTTTTGGTATCTTAATGGTTATATCTATGTACCTAATGTAGATTGGGATGCCATAAAAGTAGAAGCTGTTTTTGGTGGAGATACCTCTGCTTACACTTGTGATGATGATAAGAAATGTTTAGTTAGACAAGACGATCCTCTTCCTTTTCCAGAATATTTATTTTCTGAAATAGAACAGTTTGCTTTAAAAGAATTAATGACCACTGCTCAGATTCCAACTGATGGACCTGATGATAGCCAAAATGTACTTAGATAATGGATTACAATTATACACTTAAATACAGAACATTTGACCAGTTGCTGGAAGATGTTACTATTGACTTACATACTTTTGCTCTAGAAAATATGATAGAGCCTCAACAGCTAATTAAAGTAGTACGTAAAGTTAATTATCAATTAGGTTTGAGAATTAATCAAACTAAAGAAGTTATACTTGATGTTACACACCGTAAAGTAAAACTACCTGATGATTTCTATACATTTAATTATGCAATGATTTGTAATGATTATAAAGAAGTTGTTGGTTATGATGGTTATGCTGGAGGAACTAATATTCAAGAAGTACCGTATAGAGAATTTCCTTCTCAGGTATATACTTGTGGTGCCCCAGTTAATCAACCTTGTTGCTCTAATGGAGTAGAAGGAATTTGTGTAACACATGATCCAAATAATCCGTATGGAGATACTTCTGTAAAACCTAGAGTATTTTTAAATTGTAAAGGAGAGGCTTATGAATTAATACAAGTTATTAATCCAAGTTCAACAAGATTATATAAAAATCTTAAACCTTTACGAATGAGATCTAGTAAACAGATTGAATGTGAGTGCCCTAATTTATATTATGAAACACCTGATGAAGGTTGGATTGAAAATGGTTTTCTCAATACTAATTTTGAATGTGGTAAAGTTTATTTAAATTACCAAGGTGATATGGTTGATGATAATGGAAATCTTATGGTTCCTGATCATGAACTTATTAATGATTATTATGAATATGCATTAAAGCAAAGAATATTTGAAAACCTTTTTATAAATGGTGAGGATGTTGCTCAAAGAATGCAATTAGTTGATGTAAAACTTAGAGAGGCTAGAAACAATGCATTAAGTCTAGTTAATACACCAAACTTTAAAGAAATGGAAAAACTTTGGTGGGCAAATAGAAAAGCAATGTATGGTAAGTATTACTATATGTTTATGAGTCAGTCTCCTAATAATCCATATACTAGAGGTAAATCACCCTATAGAGTTGTTTAGTCATGGCAAAAAAGCAAGGTTTACAGGACACTTCAAAAATTGTAACTAATTCTTTTACTAAAGGATTAAATAAAGATTCAGACCCTTCATTTGTTTCTGAAGGAATGTGGACACATGCAATTAATGTTGTTAACAATACAATTGAAGGTGACATAGGTACATTATCTAATGAGATATCAAATTTTTTATGTGGTAGAACCGGAGTTACTATGCCGGCTAATGCAACTAAAAAATATATTATTGGTGCAGTATATTTATATTCAGATAAGTGGGTCATCTTTACAGCAGGTCATACAAATACTGGACAAAGAGTTTCTTCTGAAATAGGTTTATTAGAAGAAGATGCTTGTAGGTATAGACCTATTGTTCAAGATCCATGTTTAAATTTTGACAAAAGAAATTTAATATCAGGAGCTTCTAGAGAAAGAGAAAATTGTTCTTGGCAAGTATATTGGGCTGATGGTTTAAATCCTGATAGAACATTAAACATAGGAGATCCAAAAACTTGGCCAACAGCTGACTATCAATGGGTTGGTGGTACTAATATGAATTACTACTCTAATGGAGTAGATATAAAATTTTTGTGGCCTGGAGTACAATGGGTAGAAAATGTAACAGTAGGAGGTGATTGTGAATTTACAAGATTATTACCTTTTCTTGATTGTGATAAAATAAGACTTGCAAGATTTATGAAAACACCATGTCTAAATTTAACATTAGGACAATCTGGTGGTACATTATCAAATGGAACTTATTTTGCAACTATTGCTTATACAATCAAGGGTCAAAGAGTAACAGATTATTTCTCACAAAGTAACAATCAATTTATATATACAGTAAATAATTTAGAGGGATCATTAACATTAGAACTTGATGTTGATAATGAAAATTTTGATGAGTTTCAATTAGTAATTGTACAAAATATTAATCAAGGTACAGTTGCAAATCAAATGGGATTTTATTCTACTAATACTACAAAAATTGAAATTGATCAAATAAATCCAAGTAATGTAAAAGTTCCTCTTGAACAACTACCTATAACAACTCCTGTATTTGAAACATCAGATCAAATGACTGATGTAAATAGTTATTTATTACGAGTTGGTCCTAGATCTAAATTTGATTTTAACTATCAACCTCTTGCTAATATGATAAAAGCAAGATGGGCTAGTGTAGAGTATTCAGGAGATTATTATGTAAAAGGAGGTAATAAAACTAATTATTTACGAGATGAAGTTTATACTTTTTATATAAGATGGATTTACAATACAGGTGATAAATCTGCCTCATATCATATTCCGGGTAGAGCTCCAAGAAATTTTAATATTCCTAATCACGGAAATGAATTTGAAACTACTGATTATAATGATAAAGATGCACTTGCAACAGATGATAAAGTATTTGAAATTTATAATACAGCTTCTAAAGATTCATCTAATTTAGGTTTTTTACCTGGAGCTACATTTAACACAACATTAAATAAATGGGTTTTAGATGATGGTGGAGTTCTTCTTGCAACAGGTGATATGGGTTACTGGGAATCAACTGAAGAATATCCTGATGATAGACCTGATATTTGGAATTCAAGTTACTATTGTTGGACAGGTCCTGATGCTCAAGTTCCTTTAAATCAAAAAATAGGTCCTTATGATCTATGTGGTAAAAAAATAAGACATCATAAATTTCCAGAAAATTTTATTAGTGGTAATAATAGTTCAGACTTGTTACACTTTAAACCAAATGTAAATTCAGCATCAAGTGGTGATGAATTTGGTATAAGGTTAATGAGTGTTGTATTTGATAATATAATTTTACCTAAGGATAATGATGGCAATGACATTCCTGGAATTGTGGGATATGAAATCTTACGTGGCTCTAGGGAAGGTAATAAAACTATTATTGCTAAAGGTATGGTTAATAATTTTCGTACTTATAAACCTAGAGGTTCTGTAGCTAAAAATAAAATAGGTCTTTATCAAAATTATCCATACAATACAATTTATCCTATAGGATATTCAACTAATCAAGCTGATCATAATTATCTTTATAATGATCCTTATATTAAAAATGAAGATACTGGTCAAAATGATGTTGTAGACCAAAATATTCCGACAGAACTTTTTACATTCCATTCTCCGGATACAATGTTTAGGACTCCATACCTCTCTACTACAGAATTTAAATTATATGGAACATTAAATGGTTATACTGATATGAATTTTCAGGAACCTAGTAAACATCCTAAATGGAAACTACTGGCAAATGGTGTTGTAGTAGCAATGATTGTTGCTGGTATTGCAGAAGCTATAATATCATTAATAGGTAAGAGAACAATTAACCAACCTCAAGTAATAGGTGGTGCTGGCTCATCAGATTCACCTGGTGCTTCTGGTGCAACATCATTAGTAGGTTCTGCAATAATGGCAGGTGCAGCAGCATCTTATAATACATTTGTTGGTACTTATTATACAGGACTTGGACCAATAACTGATGCATTCTTATCTTTAGTTGGTGGATATTCGGCAACAAGTATGGCAAATTTTGATGCAGGATATGCTCAAGCAAGTGTAGTTGCAGCAGGATCAGGTTCAAATGTACCAATTACAATTAATGGAACAATTGAATTTCCTAAATGGGCTTATCTTGATCCTATTACAAGATCTCTTGGTGCTTTAAATCAACTTGCATATTATTTTGCAGAAGGTGCTGATGTAACACTAACTTTATTTTATACGTTTGTTCCTTATAGACAATATGCAATGCAATGTATAAGTCATGGTTATTATAGTGATATGATAAAAATACCGGTAGGTAATTTAAAAAGATTTAGAATTGATGAAGGTATATATTTAAGAGATAATTTACAAGATATACCAAAATATCAAGATCCTGTATCGGGAACATATTATAGCTATATGGTTAATAATTTAAAAAGATCTGATGCTGTAATGTTAAGAACTAAAACAGGACCTTATTATAATCTTGCATATCCACAAGGAATTAATCAAGGACCTTATTTAGTTACATCTGGATTTGCTGATAAGTCATTAGTTACTATTGGTACTATAGTTCAGAATAATACTGACCCTGCATTTATAAGCACAGATCTTCCTGACTTTAATGAAGATGATAAAGATAAAGGATTTAGCTTACCTATTGCAAGTCACTATGGTGCTATAAAAGGAAGAGTTAGAAATCAATATGGTCAATTAGGTAGTGAATTTCAAATTGCAATTACAACATGTGAGCAAAGACTTTCAGATTATACAATTGCATCTAGTCCTTGGACTTGTCCAAAAGATGGTAAAACTTATACTATAAATAAAATTTCAAGAACACCAATATTTTTTGGTGGAGATACTTATATAAATAGATATACAGAAAAGAACAACATGATGTTCTTTTATGATTGGTTATATGATCAACCAGATGGATTTGAATATAATTACTATTTACGTAGCATGGTTCCAGGTGCAAGATTTAAAGTTAATAGTATTAAATATGATGTAGGTAATTTATCTGAGTTAATAAACTTCAGTTCTCCTGCTGTACCTGGTACAGGTGCCTTCCCTAATGCATTTTATAATATGGACTATTATGTTAATAGTCAAAGATTTTATAATTATGCTGATGATATAGAAGAAGGTAATTTTGCTGGAGATAAGTATCAAGGACTTTGGTCTATAAGAAATGCATATTTTTATTTAGCTAACTCTGGTATTAGAGATTTCTTTGTTGAGTCTGAAGTAATAGTTGATTTTAGAGGACAAAGTTTACGAGAAGGTGGTAAGAATTATAATCCTTATAATTATACTGACTATATAGCTATGTTTGATATGAGTCCAAATGTAATGGGTAAATTAACTGAATATATTTATGATTATTCACTAAGTGTTTCAAAATTATATACTCAATATTTTTCAGCCGGAAGTACACAAAGTAGATATTATAATCCTAAAATAGCTGAGTTGTGTTATACATACTATCCTGATAGAATTATTTATTCTTTACCTCAACAAGATGAAGCTATTAAAGATAGCTGGTTTATTTATTTAGTAAATAACTATAAAGAATTTAAAGGTCAAATATCTGGAGTTAAGGCTATTAATAAGAGTGGTATCTTTATTACATTCAAGAATGAAAGTCCTTTGATGTTTCAAGGTGTTGATACTCTTGAAACAGATCTTAATACTAAGATTACTATTGGTGACGGAGGTTTATTTAGTCAACCTCAACAAGCTGTATCTAATGCAGATAAACCATATGAGTATGGTTCATCACAAAATAGATTATCAGTTATTTCTACTCCAGTAGGTATATTTTACATGTCTCAAAATCAAGGACGTGTATTTGGTTATGGTGGAGCTTTAGAGGAAATATCTCAGGCAGGTATGAAGTGGTGGTTTATTTTATATATGCCATATAAATTAACTGATGATTTTCCAGATTATCCTTATCAAGATAATCCTGTAGCAGGAATAGGTTGTCAATCAATTTATGATAGTACAAGTGCCATACTTTATTTTTCTAAAAAAGATTATAAATTAAGAGATCAGTTTAAAGGACAAGTACAATATGTTCCTTTAGGTGATAAGCAAACAGGTGATTATTTTATTTTAAATAATAATCCAAATTCTATATATTCATTAGGTGATCCATATTTATTTGAAGATGCTTCATGGACAGTAAGTTACGATCCTAAACAAAAATATTGGATAAGTTTCCATGAGTGGCATCCAGATTTAGTTATACCAACTAAAGATATATTCTTAACTACAAAAAATAATACATTGTGGAAACATAACTATTTATGTGATCATTTTTGTAATTTTTATGATAGTCAATATGGTTGGGAAATTGAGTTTCCAATTGTATATGGTCAAACAGTAATGACAACTAAATCTATAGAATACGCATTAGAATGTTATAGAAGGAATGGGGAAAGTTGTATTGATCAGCATCATGTATTAGATTATAATTTTGATCAGGCTGTAGTATATAATACAGAACAAGTTTCTGGATATTTGAATCTTAATCTTTATCCAAAAAATAATATTAACCTATCATTACAGTATCCTAAACTAAATTCAAATTTATCATCATATGATATTCTCTTTTCGAAAGAAGAACAGAAATATAGATTTAATCAATTCTGGGATATAACAAAAGATAGAGATGAGTTTCCAATTGGTTCTAATTATCCTCCTACTGGACCATTAGTTCCCGGAACTACTATTTTACAAGGTACGTACTCTTCAGAAAATACATGGGTAACATCTTCTAATGGATATAGTCGTGTATTAAATAGTAATAATATGGATTATAATAAGCCAGAGTTACAAAGAAAAAAGTTCAGACATTATTTAAATTTCTTAAATTTAAGAAGAAATCAATGTGATAATGTTAACATGATACTTAAGTTTAGTAATTTAAAAAGTCAATATTCTCCAAGATAATGTATAATAAAAAAACCATAGTAGAAGCATTAAGAAATTTGAATAAACCAAGAAAGGTATCAAACAATAATTCAACAAATCTTAATTCAAAAAGTAATAATACTATTCATCCTAAGAACGGTATAGATACTCCTGTATATAAAAACATTTCTATAAAACCTTCTAATATAGATGGTAATGGTTTATTTGCAGAAGAACCAATTTCAAAGGGGGATATAATTGGTGTATCTCATGTTAGAAAAAAGTTTATGAAAGATGGAGAAGAATATACAGCTCCTATTCCTTCTAAACTTGTAGGTTATTATAATCATCATGATATTCCTAATGTTACTGAAGTTGACATGGGAGATCATATCTTAATGAAAGCTATAAGAAACATAAGTCCTAATCAAGAAATAGTATCAAACTATGATCAAACAACTGTTCCTGATTTAGAAAGCACTTCTGATTTTAAATATAAAAAAGGTGGTTCTAAAAGACCATCACTACCAAGTAAAAAAAGTCCAAGATCATACTCAAGAAGTTTTGAGGCTACTAATAGATTGTTTGCACAACATCCTCTATTTAAGAAACCTAAATCTAGAAAGAATAAAATCTTTGATCCAAGAGCTCAGTATTATGCTGAAGGAGGTGAACCTTGTCCTTCTGGTTACATACGTGATGAAAATGGAAACTGTGTTTGGCATGATCCTGATCAAGAAAATCTTTCAATAAATACATCACCTGTACATCCTGTAGAGTATTTAAGATCTCAATTGACAATGGGAGATCCTTTTTATAATACTCATGAAGTATATCCTTCAGATGAAGGTGATATAAGATGGCAGCCAAAAGCAAATATTGAAGCAAATTTAAGAAATACTAATTTAAAAAAATTTATACAAAGACATCCTGAGCAAAGTATAGGATTAGAATTAGGATATTTGCATAATAATATATGGACTAGTCCAACATTAGGGCTAGAACTAGATATAACAGAACCAGGTTATGCACCTAATCAACTTGGCTTTGAAAGAGATGGTGAACATCCAAATGTATATTTTATAAAAAATCCTGTTGAAGGTTCTGCAGAAGCTCCATCAGGAACTTACCCAAAAGCTTTTCAAGAATATAATAGCCGAAATTTAAGTAAAAATAATGACTATAATAGAGTTTCAAATGAATTAGGTAGAAAGTTATTAGAACAAGGATACAAAGGTGAAAATATGTGGGGCAAAGATGATCCTGAACAATTATACCAATTATATGGTACAGAAGGATTAACTTTAAAAGGAGCTACTAAGATTACACCAGAAACATTAAAGTATCTAGAATCCATAAAAGATAGTGAAGAAGGAAAAAGATACTTAGCAAAAATGGCAGGTATTTCAGAAGATGATCCAGACTATGCTAATATGTTAATGCATTATAATACTACACCTATTGATGTGTATGCTAAATCTTCAAGACCTGATCATGCAGATATCCCTAAAGCAAAACTTGAACAAGATAATAATATGCAAACTACTTTTTTAACAAATACAGAAGGTCCTGTAAATTATAAAAGAGGTGGGTTAACACAATATGCACCAGGAGGATATTCTGATGAGCCACCAGGATCAAAGAAAAAAAATTATGGTGATTCTAAAAGAATACTTCCAAGATGGATGCCAGAAAGAATGGTTAAAGCTATTCAGAATACTGAAATAGGTGTCAGTCCTTTAATGTCAAATGAACAGGCATATCCTATAGGTATGAAAAAAAACTTTACTGATATTGCATCAGGTAAAGAAAGTTTATTAGGAGAAGGTATAGGACCTATGGGAATATCAAATCCAGCATATGGTATAAACTTTACTACAGGATTAACTAGAGATGTATCAAAACCAAAAGGTAGTGGTTGGGCATTAAAAGGTTATCTAGGAAGATCCTATGATCCATCTTTGGGTCAAGCTGCAGGAGCAGCAATAGAAAGAATGGGTCAAGATACATATGATGCAAGATGGGATGAATATTATGAAGATCTTGCAGCTTATAATGCAGGTACTATGCCATTATCAGTAATAAATGGTGGATGGACTCCTGAATCAGCAAAACCAAAATATGATGGTAAATTAATGAGGGGCTTAGGAAAAGCTATACAAAAAAGTCCTCTTATTGGAGGTTTATCAGCTCATTACCGTTATGATAAATTTAAACAACCACATGGTTACAAAGCAGCTGGTGAGGGTGAAATAAAATTAGATTGGGATCCAAGTAATAATATTGGTTTAGGTTTAAAAGGTGGTCTTGAGTTTTATGGAGGTGATAAGTATTATTCAAAAAATTACAGACCGGGTTCTTATAAATGGAATGTAAGTCCTAGTGTAACAGCAGGTTTAAGTACAAGACCACATTTTGGTTTTAATCTAAATGCAGGTATAGAAGGTTTACCTAAGTTTATGCCTAAGAATTTTCCTGGTTACTTTTACGGTGATGTAAATTATAATCAAAGTCTCTTAGGACCTGGCAGTCTTTCTGCTAATGCAGGAATGAAGTTTCCACTAAATGATTTAAAACAAAGAAGAGCAAAAAAAAGAGTCCAGGAAAAAGAAGAGCAAGATAGAATAATACCAAATACTACATCACCTGGTGGTGTAAGAAATACTACATACGGAAGTCAGAAAAATGGTGGTTTAGTAGAGTATGCACCAGGAGGTGCAACAGATTGGCCACCAAAATGGTTAACTGATAACCGTGCAAAAGTATTTGTTAATCCACTTTATAATAATAATTGGAGTGGTTTTACAGGTAAAATGAAAAATATAAATAATAATACTTATGCTCAAAATCCAATTATTACACCAAATGGTGCACTAGCAGTTGGATGGGAAGGTGGTCCAAGAGATCAAGATAGATTAAAAGGTAGAGGTTGGGGATTTGGTGCATTGGTAGGAATGCCGTATAGTTCAATTTTAGATGGTAGTTTTGTTCCATCTGCTGCATTAAAAGCTAATTATAGAAATTATGTAAAACAAGGTGGAAATGATAATATGTCTTCTCCTTATGTTGGAGCTGATTTTGGTTTAGATTTTAATAAAATTGATGGTTTAAATGCATCATTTAGAGCTGGACCTAGATGGATATTTGGTTCAGACAGACCACAAAAAGGAGGACTGTCTGCTGATATACAACCTTATGGAGGTGTTGCAGCTGGTTTAGGTAAAGTTAAACATATATATGGAGAAGATGCTTTAGCTAATTATCAAGATGATGAACTAGATGATATAGAAGGAACAGGTGGACTTATTTATGGACTTCGTGGAAATCTTAGATATAAACCAAAAGCTAAATGGTTTAATAGATTGTCACCAACAGGAACATTTAATTTAGGATGGGATATAAAAGCAGATCCTTTAAGAGGTAAAAATATGGAACCTCAAGATCAAGTAGGTGATCAGTGGTTGATGGGAGATGTTAATACAAAAAGTGATAAAGTTAAGTGGAGTTATATACCTAATCTTGAATTTAAGTATTCACAAGATGCTAGTAGATTTTTAGATAAAAAATCAAAAAGTAAACAAAGAGTTGAAAAATTAAAAGCACAAGATCAAGAAGATCCTGGTTATAATCCTGGCATTAGAACAAGTAATAAATTAACCAAAAAACAATTAGAAGAAAGATTATCAGGTCCAAAAGAAGAACAAGATGGTGGTTTTATAATTGACCTTACTGATGCAGACATACAAAGATATGTT